TTGGTGAGGTTCTTTGGGGCAATCTCAATGAGACCTATCCTGTTATTGTAAAGGAAGCTGGTCGTCAGGAAGGAACCAACACTGTATATCTTGTTGAGCCTTTCGGTACTGCCGGTGCAGCAGGTATTCCTGCAGAGAGGCTTCTTGCCGGTGAGCGCTTCAGCTGGGCTTACGCTCCTATTGAGGACAACTTCTCCCGTAAGGTCGGTGACGTAAGGTTCTCCAGCCCTATCACCATGCGTGCTGATTGGCAGCGTGTACGTCTCCAGCACAAGATTGGTGGTAAGGAAATCGGAAAGCGTCTTGCTGCCAATATCCCTGTTTCAAGGGAGGTTAACGGTAAGATGGAAACCGCAATCGCAAGTAGGTGGATGCTCAACGTTACGTGGAAGATTGAGGAAACCTGGAATGAATATAAGAACAATGCCCTTGAGCGCGGTGTAACTACCCGCCTTGAGAATGGTGAGTACTCCAACTTTGGTCTCTCTGGTCTTGCAAACCGTCAGGGTTCAGGATTCCGTGAGCAGCAGGCTGCTGGAAACCAGAGCTACTACACCAAGTTCAGCATTGGTCTGATTGAGGATGCTCTTTACGGTATTTCCGCAGGTAAGCTTGACTTCAACAAGAGGAAGTTCGTTGTCCGTACAGGTGAGCGTGGAGCTAAGCTCTTCAGCCAGGAAGCAAAGAAGGAAATGAGCGGATGGTTCCCACTCTACGGAGGAACCAGCAATGTTCCTTATATCACCAAGGGCCCTAACACTGATTTCGCTCAGAATGGTGTTACTGTGTCTAACCTTCAGGTTACGAGGTGGCTTGCTCCTAATGGTCTTGATGTTACCATCATGGTTGATTCCTCCAAGGATGACCTTCAGACCAACAAGATCATGCACCCTATGGGCGGTACTGCTGAGTCCTACAGGTTCGACATTTTCTATGCCGCAGACGAGGAGCAGCCTAATGTCCAGAAGTGTGTCGTAAAGGGACAGCCAGAGTTCCGTGGATACCAGTGGGGTCCATTCTTCAATCCATTTACCGGTGAGGCCAATAACAACTATGCTTCCTTCGATGAGGATGCAGCTGTTGTTCACTACAAGGCTACCCTCGGTGTCGTGATTTATGACCCTACACGTTGTATCTCACTGATTCCTGCAATCCTTCAGGCTTAAGTTTTATAGTTAAATGGAGAAGTTAAATATGGAAAAGAAAGCTGAAAACAAGAAAAAGAATGATGATATGGTTGAAGTCAGGACAAACCCTTTAAGGAAAGAACGGATTACTGTCCGCTTTGTTCCGAAAGCAGATAACCTGCCTGCAGGACATGTGCTTTCAGGAGGAAAGGCAGACGGCTCGTTCCTTGACCTCTGCGTTCCGATACTTCGTTCTACAGGTGCATACAAAAACATACTCACCAATGAGGAAAAGCAGTATCTCGAAGAGGTTCTTGGTCTTGACTACAACGCACTGTCAGTATACAAGAAGGAAAACAATTACTGGGATAACTATAAGCTTCATATTCAGAATGTCAAGGAGGGTCTTACACTTGACCTCTCAGATCCTGAGGATTACATCAAGTACAAGGTTCTCCTTGCCAACTCTGATATAGTTGCACCTTCAGTAAAGGAAAGGATTGAAAGACCGAAGGCAACTTACCAACTTGAAATCGTGCGTGAAGATGAGGAAACCTCACTCGAAAACGCTAAGATGGATGCTACTATGGCAAGTTACAAGGAGTTCGGTAAGATTGAAGAGGATATTGATACCATGAGGGTTATCGCTGAGATTCTGGACGGAAGACCTTATTCCGCAAATGAGAAGCCTCAGTTCCTCCGCACACGTATCAATACTCTGATTCAGGCAGATCCGAAGCTTTTCCTCAAGACTATCACTGACCCGCTCCTTCATACGAAGGTCATCATTCGTAGAGCCACTGAACTCGGCAAGCTTACAAAACGTGGTGATTACTACTATCTTGCATCAGATGGAAGTCCACTCTGTGAAGGTGGTGAGAATCCAACGCTTTCGATAGCAGCACGTTATCTGAACCTTCCTGCACATCAGGATGTTAAGTTTATTCTGGAAAGTGAAGTAGATAAGAACAGAAGCTAAATGAAGACTGCAGAAGAGTGGGATCTGGCATTTGATATCCTGTGGAAC